AACCTTCTGGGTTACATTCCTTGCCTTGCATTTCCTTGTTTATTCTCATAAGTATTGAACCATCTAGTTCACACTTAATCAAGCAACCGATACATTTACCTGCATCCCAGTTAGCACAAGAGCGTAAGGCATCACTTCGTTTATTCACAATTAACTCCGGGTTCACAGTAATCTGCACCCCTTTGAGCCATTTGTTTATCTATCTCTTTATCTCTCTTTTTCTGTAACCCATTTAAGACGCCATTAAAAAATGTACCTAGCTCAGACCAATGTTTTCTATCTGGTCGTAATTCTAGGGCTATCATTATCGTTGACATCTCTTCTTTATTTAATCGTACAACTGCCGTGTCCTCTTTATTCTTATCTGCTTGATATTGTATAGGCTCAACTTGAGTCCTACTTTGTACCAAGTATTGTGAATGCAAAGCATCAGCTATTTTCCCAGCAAGAGCCGTTCTATCACTAGACTTTACATTATTGTCTCCTATATTTTCGGCATATAGGATTGCACTTATTAACTTAACCATTTGTTTCTCCTGAAAATTTAGGGGGATGCTATTTCGTTTATAGCCTTACTCCCCCTTCACTATGAACCCTCTAAAAACGAAAGTACGATATGTACTTAACGCCAACCAAGTTCATTTGTCATTCCTTTCTTTTTCTATAGCATACTTACTCGAGGTTTCCCTGTCTTTGCTTGTATACTATCTTTGTTTTTAGAGGTAGTAATCTTTTCAAATCCTTTGATATAATCGTTTAACTCTACATTAGTCTTCTGTTTATCAAAAACAGCTTTAGCTCTAGGTGTTTTGTTTCTACGAATATCAAATTGTCGTTGCTTAACTCTCTCTTTGATTTGAACCATTCTGTTATACCCAGCACTACCAACAAGAATTTTCCCTGTTTGTATTAATGCCATATAAAACTTTAATAGTTCTAAATCAGTCATTTTTGTAGTCTTTCTAGTGTTTAGTAAACTACGCATATCAATCTCTGTTAATCTCAATATCTGCCTCCTTTGGCTAGTTTTCTTAATACATACTTGCTTATTTCATCAGGTAAATCAATCACTAATTGTAATAAGACTGCAAAGTCTTCTTCATCTAGTGGACCTTTACGAGTGTTACAAGCTTTACATATTAATTGTAGGTTATCCACTGTACTATCCCCATCTTTACTAATAGGAATAATATGGTCACAGGCTATATTTCTGTATGATAATATCTTAGGGCAATATTTACATTCATTGCCATATATATCAAGAAACATTTGCTTTAGTTCTAATAAGGTTATATCAAATTTAACTTTATTATCTGCTGACCTTCTTTTAAGTGAGGACTTTAAGGTGCTAATTTTCCTTAAAAGCTTTTTATAAGCCTTTTGCCAATAAGCACCGTGTACGGGTTGGAGTACAACTTTAAAGTCCTCTTTTTTAATCATCTGCTTTCTCTAGTTCTCTTGCATTATCGTGTATTGTAGTTCCAACACTTGTTTTAATATAACCTACCTGTTTAAGAACTCGGTCATCCTTGCCACCAAAATGGCTATTCTTAGGCATCTCTCTGTATGACCATTTAAAGTCATAACCATCTTTAAGTAGCTTTGTTATATTAAAAACATATATGTTTGGATTAACAACAACTATATACAAGAAGTCTTTATTTCTATATTTAGCTTCATATACATTATGCATTAGTTTTTCATATTCAATCAACTGTTCGTTATAAAACTTATTCCTAACTTTTATCTCTCCAATGTATCTTTGTTCTTCACCATCATAACTTGAGTATTCATCATCTGCTAATATAAAGTCTGTATCAAACCATTTATTTATGTATTCAAAAATTGTATATTCTGTCATCTTTCATACCTCATTTCTGTTAGTATATCACAAGGTATTTCGACATAGATTTTATTATTATCTTTATATCTATCAAGATTCCCCATATCTAATATACCCCATATATTATCTAAATTCATTATCCATTTTTTATCTAATACTTTTGAGTAAACAAAAAATCTTACAGGTGCTATTCCATTCCATAAACTATATTCTTTTAAATCGTCTATTTTAAATTTAGCTTTTTCCGTACATCCTTTAACTTCTAAGAAGCTTATTGCCTCATTGTGGTATACCAATATGTCCGGCATACATCTTAGAAATGATGGTATCGCAAAAAACATTCTAGTTGGTATTCTATCTTCTTTACTGTCAAATCCTATATTTTTATATGTTATATCTTTATTTGTTAAGTATTCCTCTGCTTTTAATTGTGCTATATCTATTCTATCTGTATTTCTTAATGTAAAGTCTCCGTCAGCATCTGAAACTGTGCCATCAAATTTATTTACTAACATTTGTGCCAGTTTCTCTTTGTCTTTTAATTCCTGTAATTTGCTCATATATCCTCCTAAAATATGTATCTTATTTTATTCCAAGGTAATATTTTATCTTGAAGTTCTATAAACTGATTAACCCATTCTCTTTTAAAGTGTCTTTTATATCTTATATTATCTCCACCATATTGTGAAATTTTAGGTTCTTGTATTTCTGGAGTCCATAATAAATGTTCTCCTGATTTCTTATGTTCTAGATTATATTCGTGTTTATTCTTGTTATGTGTTAGGAATATTACTTCTGCTAATATTGTTTCTTTATATTTATCTTTTACTAATAAGTCTATATCATTAAATAAATCTTCGTAATCTGTTTGCCATCCTTTATATAATACTACTGGGCTAAAGTTCAAATGAACATCATATCCAGCTTCTTTAAATAAGTTTACGGCTTTTATTCTGTCAATTATCTCTGCAGTTTTAGGTTCTAGTTCATCTGCTAGTTTTTGTGGCATCATACTAAATCTAATTCTAACTTTATTGTCAGGATTATATTTAAGCATATTAGTAGGTACTATCTTAGTAGCAAATGTTGCTTTAGCTTTTTTATGTTCTTTAAACCAATCAAATATATGTTCCCAATCATAATATTTACTATGTAATGCAAAATCTTCATTACAAGCTATATCATATGTAGTATATACTTCATCAGTTTGATTTGGTTTATATACACTTGTTGTACTGCAATGACTATCTATCTTGCTTAGTATTTCATCAACATTAGTTGCGTAATCTAAACCAGTAGGTTTGTGTCTTTTCATATAACAATATGTACAATCTAATAGACAACCAAATCCAAAGGAAGGTGATATAAAGTCAGAACTTCTACCACTCTTCCTAATCTTCATTGATTTTCTATTTACAGCCCTAACCACCTATTTCTTCCATAATAAAATCTATATCCTCATCTCTCCTGATAAGTCTATTTTCTATTCTATTAAGTCTATTTATGACGCTCCACCATAAACCAAGCATACAGAGCCATAAAAATTCATAAAATGGAAAGTGTTGTTCTTCTATAAGTGTTTGTAAAAATTCCATATCTTCCTCCTTTGAAAGATTGGCGAGCATCCACATTTTGAATTACAATATTACTAGTATTGTACGCTGTGGAGAAGAGTGGAGTACTCGCCGAGGTTTTATTCTTCTATATTATAATCTACTTCTGTTGATTCTTCACAACTTTCACAGTATACTTCTAAATCTGCTTCATCGCTTGAACCATCGCCACATTCAGCCCAGATAGTATCAGTATTGCCACATCCACTACATTCGATATCATCTGTTGGGTCTCCACCTATTGGCATAGTAGTATAATCAGGCATTCTTTCTAGGTCTTCCTCTCTTTTTAGGCTTTGTTAAGCCTTCAAGTGATAATTCCACTTCATTCATCTGATGCTGTAATTTAGTTACTGCTTTCTTGTTTGCCCAAGTAAAGTTACGCAAAGTTTGAACAGCTTTCCACAGTCCATTTGTCTTCTTTTTAAAAGGGTTATATAGTAGTCTCATTTATTTTACTCCTAGTTCAAGGTTAATTTCAAGTTTCCAGAGATTTAAGTTAAATAGCAAATGACTGCCATTTCTTGTCCAAATTATACCAAGTGAGAAGACCTTAAATAGTATAAATACTATCCCAGTCTTCCCCTTTCGTATATCAAACAGGCTTTTCACGACCTTTTTACTCTTTTCACCTTTGTTATTGTTGCTCCATCAGGCATATCCTTACCATCTTTGGCAAGTGACATACACGCCTTTCTTAGCAACGCTTTGTCTACTTTTTGCACTATTTCTGTTTTAATGAAATCATTTGGAAGTGCATTCTGGTCTATTACAACCACTGAACCATATGTTTCATACAACTTATACCTTGCGGTATCAGTTTCTAATACACCATTACTATCACCAAGTTCTTCTATCAACATAGGTAGTAAAACTTTATTTAAGTAATCAGATGTACTTGTCAAGGCTCTTTTCCTATTTCGTAAACGAGATATTTCATCCTTATGAGATTCAATTTCAGCGTCTATTAAATATTCTCTTTCCTTGATATTTTGAGAGAAAAAGTCAATACCTTTAGCCTTATCTTTCATTTGAG